CTGATAATGTAACGCCGTACCTACTAAGTGCGCCAACCTGGCCGCCCATAACTTTACCTACTAAGTTACCCAGCGTTTGCATGTCCTCTTGGCCAACGTTTACGCCTTTAATCTGCGTTGCCATATCTAGCAACGCTGGGGTTAGGTTTTTAATGCTGTTACTCTGTAGGCCAAACGTCGCTAGCTGGGCCTGGCCCATCATTGTTACTTCGTCGCCAACTACGCCGACTTTTTGTAATGCGCTGGCCTGGGCCTTTAAACTCTCTACTTGTTCGTCCGTCGCGCCCTTTACGTTTTTAACCAGCGTCGCAAGTTGTACGCTGGCCCGTTCCTGGGCGTTAAATGCGCTTACCGCTTTCGCGCCAAATGCAACTGCCGCAACTCCCGCTGCGGCTAAACCTACTGCAAACTTTTTACTAGCGTCAACGGCTTTAGCGGCGCTATTCTTAACGCCTTTAAGTACCTTGCTAGCGTTGTCCTTAGCGGTAATCAGTATATTTATTATGTTACTATTCATGCAATTATGGCCTTATAAGGTTAGCGGCTAGCGTTTGTTATTCCGTTGTCCCTTTACTTTTAGCCTCTTGCCTTACTTCCTCTAATTTATCACGTTTTGCCTCTTGTTCCCATACCGCTATAGCAAAGTTAATTGCGTCCAGCGGTTCTAGTACAAACTCGGCCCATGTCATTTTAAACTTTTCGCGGTATCTAAAGTAAGTAAGTTTGTTAGTAATTTCCGCGTAATCGTCTTTCATTACGTTACGCGGTTTGCCGTCGTCGTCGTATTCCTCACGTACAGGGCTAATTTTATGTACTATTAAGTCCTTTAAGAGGCTTTGCCTTTTGGGTCAACTTTACCCATTGCCTCTTTAAGCCAACGGTTAACTACTTCAACGTCCAGGTAACTAATGTCGTCTGGTTGCATTTCCTCGGTAGCTGTTTTGCCGTTGTCTGTTTCTGTTAGCCATTTACCGCTAACAAACTTTTCTGCAAAAATATCGCGCATTTTTTTAATGCCGCCCTTGCTATTCTCGTCTATAGCCTCTAGTTCCTCTAGGTCCATATAGTTAAATGGTCGGTACTTAATGTAATGTTCGTCTGTCCAGCCCTCGCTAATCTCTGCTAGGCTAAATGTCTTAAATATTGCTGGTCGTCCCATGTTCGCTGTTCCTTTCGTTATTTTTTTAACTTTCGCTGGCTACGTACTCGGCCTGGTCGTTTGTAAGTACCGCTGTAACAGTGTCGCCACTAGTAGTACTTAGTTCGCCAGTCAAGCCCATAGTTTGTTCTACAATCGCGTCTAGGTCGTTGCTAGTATCGTAATCAGTAGTCGCAACCTTTGGTAGTAAAAATACTAGTTCTGGGTTAAGGCCGCCGCCTAAGTCTACGGCTGTATTAACAAACCCTAGCGCCATACTCTTTTTAGTATTGTTGTGGTACATGTCCTCGTATGTGCTGTCGCTGTGTCGCGCTACAATTTCGCCCGTTACTTCAACTGCGCCCGCGTGTATCTCTGCTGGTTCTGTGCTGCCTAGTTCAAACGTAGGTTCTACGCCCAGGTCCAGCATTACCTTACCGCTTTTAACTGCAATAGCTGTAGCGCCTTGTGCGTCTGCTGTGTCGTCAACGTCGCCAAACTTAACGTATGCGTCTTTACTAGTAAACTCGTATTCCTCAATATAGGCTACTGTTTCGCTGCTAGTTTCGCCTTGCTTGCTTACAATGTCGCAATTAAACTTAACGTATTCGCCAGTTTCTATAACAACCTCTAGGCTTTTAACCATTGCTAGCGCGTGGCGGCGGCTGTTTACGCCGTCAACTTTAGCTAGTGTAAGGCTTTGCGGTGTGTTGCTTTGGTCCAGGCTAAACGTGTGGTCGTACCCTGCGCCGTTAGCTGCACTTTCAACAGTTCCAAATGCGCCTAACAATACTAGGCCAATACTCTTACTGTTAACTTTGCCCTCTAGTTTACCCTCGGCCCATTGCTTAACTATTTCGCTGTCGCTAAACTTTTCGCGTCGTCCTAGTGCGCTTTCGTTTTGTACGGCCTCGCCTTTACGTTTAAAATCTAGGCTTAAATGTCGTACCCAAAATGCTGGTACTACTGCTGTACCGCGTGTTGTTTCTGCGCCAATTCCTACTGCTACTTTTCTACCAATGTAATCACTCATATCTACCCCTTAGTTTCTTTTTTAACAATTTTTTCAACTTCTTTAAGGTTAGCGGCCTCTACGCTGCGCCCCAAACTCGGTACAAAATAACGGTTTTTCTTAATAACCACTCTTTTTTTAGCGGTTTTCGTTTCTTTTGGTTCTGTGCTGGTTGTTGCTTTGTCGTCCATATACTCTAATCCTATCAGTATTATATTACTTAAACAATATCATGGCTATACCTAATTCGTACCGTCGCCATAATACCTAGTACGTTACCCGCCTCGGTTTCTAATATTTCCCAGCCGCTAGTAGTAGGTTCTGTAATAACTGTAAAGCCTGGTTCTAGTGCGTCCAGGGTGTCTACTGCCAGGTCCGTAAGTTCGTAACCCAGGTCAAATGCTTTGCCCTCTGCCTTATAGTCGCCTGCCTCGTACTGTATGTAGCTAATAACTAAATACTCTGCCGTACGTTCGTTTTGTACGTTCGTACTAATCTCGTTAGGCTGGCCGTTCATAATCACGCGGGCCGCTGGGTACTGGTCAAATGTAGGGCGGGTATTGCTAACAACCTCTGCGTAAGCGGTTTCATTGTTGTATTGCAAGGCCTCTAGTGCCGTTACAATCGCGTCCTTAATTGTCTTTAGTTTACCCATTATAACCCCTTAATAGTCTTAGCAATAACCAGGTTAGCCATGTTATTTACTGCTGGTTTCATTGTATCATAAGTCTTTTTTGCAAAGTGCTGCGCCTTAGTTCCCTTACGTGATATGCTGCGGGCCACTATGTACGGGCTTACGTCTGCGCCCATTTTAGTATGTACCCACTTGGCTAGCGGCGTACCCTCTTTAAATGGCGGTAGCTTGCCGCCTGGCTTGCGGCCAAACTCAATAGCTGCGGCGTGTTTGCTGTCGCTAAATACCGTCATAGTGTCCATACCCTGCGCCTTGCTGCGTATGTTACGCCGTAATTCGCCGTCAAATACTGGCGCTTTAATTCTCATTTCCGCAACAGTCATAATACTACCCCTATGTAATATTTCCATTTTGGCGGCCTGTATCTTTTTAGGCGCAAGCGTAAGTAACTTGCGTACTTGCCTGTCGTCTATCGTAATGCCTACGCCTGCCATGTTAAACCTCTAATGCTAGGTCTACGCGTAAATTGTCTGAAAACGTCCCAGGGTTAGGCTGTATGCCGCTTACCTTGTATTTTTTCGTACCCTCTACTACCTCGTCGCCTACTTTAAGGTCCTGGGTGCTTAAAAAATAACCGTCGTATGCCTGGTTAAGTTCTAGGCCACGCGCTGCGGCTGCCTTGTAATCGCTAGGCAATAGCAAACACATAACGCCCGTAGCTAGTTCTGTACGGCCTGTTTTATGGCTGCCTAGTATCTCGCCTAAGCGGTTTATTGTTACGCGGTTTCTTAGCGTGTTAGTTCTCATAATTAAACCCTCGGTATACGGTAGCGCTTTAAGGTGTCCTGTATGCTGCTGCTAGTATCAAATTGTATACGGTAGCTGCCTGTGCTTTCACTCACTACGCGGCGGCTGTCGTTGCCGCTTGTACCCTCGTAGTATTCGCGGGCCGTCTGTAGTGCCGCTAATATAAGGTCGCCAGGCGTTGCCTCGCCAGTTGCTTTGCCGTAAGTATAAACAACGTGTACTGCGTTGTAGTCGCCTCTGTTATAGTCGTCGTTATAATTCTGGTCCAATGTTAGGCGGCCAACCTGGTTAAATGTGTAGCTATCTGCGTCTAGTGCGTCTGTTTCGGTTTCTGTGCTACTTTGGTACAACTTAACGCTGGTAATTGTCTTAACGCCCATACGGCCTAAAAATACGCTGTCGCGGTAGTCGTGTGTTTCGGTACGTGTTTTGTCGTCGCCAAAGTTACGTAATGTAACCTGTTCTATATATTCGTTTGTAGCGTCTAGTACTAGCTGTAACCTAGCGTCCTGGCTGGTATCATCTAGCGCTATGCCTAAGTAAGTTTTAAGTTCGTCTAATGTCAACATAATAATTTAATTTCCCTGTCTTTATTGTAAAACAAAAACCCCGCAAATAGTAGCGGGGTATTGCATTGCAACAGTTTTACCTATTTTTCTTTACTGTCGTCGCTAGGCTTTTCGTCCTTAGCTGGTTCGTCGTCGTCCTCTGGTAGGTCCGCTGCCTCGTCTGTTTCGTCTGTCTGTTCAACAGGCGCTACAGGTTCGCTAGGCTTTTCCTCTTTAGGTTCGTCCTTAGCTGGCGCTGGCTTTTTAGCCGCTGCTGGCTTACTAGCTTTTTTAGCTTTTCTGCCCTCAACTGTAAAACCGTCTTTAATTTTCCACTTGTCGGCGTATGCCTCTAGGCGTTCAATCTCTGCGTTGTCTAGTTCTACTACGTCCCAGTTTCGGTAGTGGTCCACGTTCTTATTAAATGTTACTAATGCCATACTAATTTATACCCTTTCATTGTTTTATTGTTACTACGTAATAGTATCATACCAAACAAAAACAGGGCCGTTAAGCCCTGCTAATGTTCCTGTAGCTATTACTAGCTAGCTGGGGTGTTGTTAAGGCCAGTAGCCTTAGCAAATGCCTCTGCAAGTACAGGTGCGCCGTCAGTGTAGTGAATAACACGTACACTAATTTTACTTCGCTTGAAGTCGTCGCCGTCTAGTCCGTAGTCAATACGTATGCCTGGGCCGTCCGTAATAACGTACTTACTAAAGTCTGCAAACCATTCCTCGCCGTCGCTTAGGGTGTCGTCGTAGCCAACTGGTCGGCCCTTAATCTTTTCTACGTCCTGGTCAAAACCATTAAGTAGTGGGCGGCCTTGTCCGTCTACAACTCCGTCGTAAAGCCCTGCTGTAACGTCGTTCATCATAAACGTACCATTGCTGCGGTAAGCCTTACCTAGCTTGCGGTAAAGTGCCATTGTGTCTGCGTACAATGTGTTATCGCCTGCTGTAACTTCGCGTCCAGTAGTAGTAACAGTTGTGTAGCCTAGTGGCTTGCCGTTACCGTCGCCGCTTGTAAATGCTGCGTCCTCTAGTCGCTGTATAGCAACTGCAAACTGGTCAACTACTAACTTCCTAATATCAGGGTTGCTAGCTGTTTGCGTAAGCACTTCGTCAGTAAACTTACCAAACCCTACGGCTTTTTGTGGTCGTAGTGTTACGTCTGCAAACTCTGCCTCGTCCAAAGTGGCGTTATCGCCCTCTGCTACCCAGTAAGCATTAACAAGTACGTCCTCTGCGCCTAGTTTTAGGTCGCCAACAACGTTACTCAAAACAGTAGCGTACTTTCGTATTTCGCTAGTAGCCTCAAGTTTCTTGATAATGTTACTTTCAACAGTCAACGGTACTAAAAAGCCGCCGTTTTCTGTGTCTGTAACGTTCTGCCCTGTAAGGTCTGCTGCTTTGTAGCTTTCCTTAATCTCTGCGCTTAGGTCTTTAAGTCCTTTAGTATCGCGGATAGCAAATGCTTTAAACCAACGGTCCTCTAGGGCCTTAGCGTCTTTTTTACTTACGTTCTTTTCGCTGCCGTTGCCGTCAATTACTACGCCTTTAGCTTTCGCCTCTCGCGCCTGTTCAACTGCTTTTGCAACTAGGTCTGCCATTTTTAATTTCATGGTAATTATTCCTTATCTTTTAATTTAACTGCTAACTTATTCGTCGTTTTTTCCGTCGTCCCCGCCGTCCTCGTCCGTTAGCGCTGCCGCTACCGCGTCCGTAACTTGCTGGGCCTGTTCCTCTGTAAGGTCGTCTGGGTCTACCTCGTCCGCGTCGTCGTCCTCGTCCGTTCCAGTCGGTTTCTTACCGTCCTTACCGTCCGCGTCGTCGCCGCTTTCGTCGTCGTCCTTGCCGTCCTTACCCTCATCATCACTAGCGC